AATGATTTCAGGTGAAACATACACACACAACCTAGGCGCGTTTAGTCGCTGGCTAGATAGAGTGTCCCGTCCCGTAACCGAAGACCTCCGATCTGCAATTTGGAAGAACACACCTCGTGGAGCTCCAGAAGGCGGTTGGTCACGGGAGAACGTACTAGATGCGTTCATCGACCAAGTGAGTTTGTCAGGTCCTAAGTTCAGTCCTCACATGGAAGATCGTGAGCAGAAGGAATTAGAGTATTTTCTTCTCCCCTGGTCCGAAAGACCTGCATGGAACGACTGGGGACCACAGAAGGTAGAGGGGTATTATAACGTTAAGCCCGGAGCGCTTAGTACGTTAGATAGGGATATGCAACTGTTCGACGAGAGCTGGGGCGTTTCCACTCCGCTACTACCGTTCCGAAAAGCAGCACGCCGCCTGCCCAGTAATACAAACAGTGGACTTCCATGGCTGGAATCCCATTGGGGGCAAAATATAGGTGGAGCTGTTATAGCGGAAACATCTGCGCAATGGGCGCAAGATAACCCCCGCGAAATACCACCCTCCATGCCTATGTGGAGAGTGGACCCACCTGGAAAGGTGAGATTCGCGTGGGCGGAATCCAAGTACGAGGCGTTATACGGCGCGCCGTTTGTCTATACTATCCAAGACGCAATGCGGAAGAAATGGTCACATTTTGACTATCCGTTTGCGGCATGGGAAGGTCAAGCAAATGTTGGTGATAGGATCCAGAGAGATCTGGAACGTGGTGATTACGAGTATATTTCTTGTGATTACTCATCTTTCGACCAAACTCAGAGTCCTGAACTACTCAGAGCGGTCGGCAACAACTTGATTCACCCCATGGTTAGGAGTCGGAAACCACGCATGTTCAAGAACTGGTTGGAAAACCTCATATCTGGAACCGTGGTAACTCCTGATAAACTGTATTCAGGCGAGCATGGCATGCCCAGTGGTTCGGTAGGAACGAACTTCATTGACTCAATAAACAATGCGCTTTGCATAACCGGGTACCTAGAGAACTACAGTGTAAGCAGTAGCAGATACTGGGTCCAGGGTGACGATGCGGTCATCCGCGGTCATGGTGTAGATCCAAAGGATTTCGCTGAGTTCGCGAAGAGCGAATATGGGTTTAATGCGCACCCGGATAAGCAGTATTTTGGACATAGTGAAGTCGATTTTCTCCAACATTCCTACTATCGTGAGAATGACTACCTTCCTACGTATCCTGCGAGCCGTGTCGGTTGGCGGATGGTTGGACATGAAAGATTTCGATTTGTCCCTGGCGCGTGGAACGAGTGGGCCGTGATTGTGCGTGCAGTACAACAAATGAATAACGCGATCGATAATCCGTCGGTCAAAGAACTGGCTAGGTGGGCTAGCGAAGGAGACTCAATGCAATTGGGTGCATGGCTACCACCGAAAACTATCTTCCAAAAGTCGGGAGTAGCAGGACGTGTAATGACGACAGAGAAATCACGTTGGAATCCGGGATCCGTTAGCGGAGCCGATTGGGACGTCCTGCCCATCCAGGGAGTTATTCGTGAGGTTATCACCGAGTAGATATCCGACAGGCGGG